CCTGCCTCTGTGCTTGTGCCTGATCCAAACTGGATGGCTGCTGCACTGGCTGGTGGTGTACTGCCGCCCATCGACACATACCTTCGTGACCAGAACGTACCTGACGGACAGCCCAAAGAGCATCCGTATGCTGAACCTATCGGAGCTATGACCGAGGAAGAGGCTATTGAGTATCTGGTCAAGAAAGACATCTCGCCACAAGTCTGGCGTGAATACAACGGTAACAGGATCATCATGAAGATCGTTCCTGTAGAGCTAATACCAAGCGACAGATCATTTAGAAATGCTTGGAAGATCAATCAAACTGAAACGGAGAAACAGCATGACCACTTTTATTAATATCAACGGAGATGTTCGTGATGCGGCATCCCTTACAGTTCCAACAGACCGTACCTTTCGTGGTGCTTGGTCCTTCAACGGTGATGCTGTTGACGTAGACATGACAGCAGCTAAAGCTATCCATAGGGATAACCTGCGTGCTGAACGTAAGCCACGTCTTGACCAACTAGACATCGACTTTATGCAAGCGCTTGAAGCTGGCACAAGCACTACACAGATTGCTACAGACAAAGCTACACTGCGTAACATCACATACGATATACGTTTGGCTGCTGCTACTACACCTGATGAACTCAAAGCTCTGGACCTAGCCACCCTATTGGGAGAATAAGCTATGACTAAAGCAAGAGGACTAGCCGATCTTGGCAATGCTTACAGCGATGGGGCTTTGTCCAATCGTAACATTTTGATCAACGGCAACCTGACAGTCAATCAACGTAACTTGTCCATTGCTTCTGTGGCTACAGGTGCATACGGGGAGGACCGCTGGAAGAAGACAGCAGGTGGAATGACGCAGATCATTGAGGAGCTTAACTACCTTCCAAGTACTGAGTACACGCTGTCTGGCACTGGTATTACAACTCAGCAGATCACTAGCCCCGCTTCGGGTGACTGGACACTACCAGACATTTCAGTGACAGCACGGCTAATTCAACTCGAAGTAGGCGACACAGCAACCCCCTTCGAGCATCGCAGCTATGGTCAGGAGTTGGCTTTGTGCCAGCGGTATTATGCAGCAGCCTATTTTCAGGGTAGAATGTGTGGAACCGCCGCTGGTACTATTGGAGAGATGGTACAGTATCCAGTTCAAATGCGGGTACAACCAACTATTAGTTCTGCTAACCTGAATTATGCTGTAAATGCGAGTTCTCTATTTATTACTTCACAGACAGTAGATTATTTGCGAACAGAATGGACATCAGGAAATTCAACCGTTCACAGCGTTGTTGTCTTCAACTGGTACGCAGATGCGGAGTTATAAGCATGGATAATATGAACATCACATCGGCACAGTACGTTGCAGACCTTATGTCTGGTAACAACACTTCCATCCAAGCCACCATCGACGGCACTGAAATGTCTGTCCCCCTAGACTTATCCAACCGCCACTACGCCGAGATCATGCGGCAGGTTGCTGCTGGCACACTTACAATACAGGATGCTGATTGATGATCTTTGGTAGCTCTCCCTTTTCTATTAACGCCTTTGCTAGTACTGCAGAGACACGCTTTGACGTTCAGGGTGTAGCTGCCACTGCATCCACTAATTCTGTTGTAACAGTATCTGCAGCTAACACGTCTATCGTAGGCGTTACATCTACTGCTACAGTAGGTAATGTTGTAACGATAGCTAAGGCTGTAACACTTAGTGAGTCTGTATCTGCTACAGCTTCTCTAGGAACAACTATTGTCATTGCTAAGGCTGATGTACTACCTTCAGGGGTTGACTCTCAAGGCCTTATCGGTACAACTACAGTCTCAGGCCTAGCAAATACATTCGTGACAAGCCCAGCGCTTTCTGTTACACTTGGTAGTGCAGAGATTATTGCTGAAGCCGTAGCCGTAACGGTAGGTGTAGTAGCTAACATTAATGCAGGTGTTGTTGAAACTCGTACTACTAACGTATTCGAGATTAGCTCTGTACCACTAAACATCTATACGCAACGACCTACAGTTGATGCGGAGCAGTTTGACTACGCTTCACTTAAGGATAGTTATAGCAGGAACAGGGTAGTCTACGTAGAGGCTACTTCACAGAGATTTACTGTCCTAGTCCCTGCAGATCACGCACAAAGAACCGTACACATTGAGGCTCCTAACACGGATAGAGTTGTCCGTATAGCAGCATAAGGAATATACTGATGTCATACAAATGGCCTGATAAAGATAAAGATGAGATATTAGACTACAGTGTAGACTGGTCACGTTTCTTGGGTGATGATAACATATCTGGTGTAACTTGGTACATCAACGATGCTTCTGGTGTTAAGACCGAAGTAGACGCTGCAGACATAGTAAATGGTTTGCAGATGGTACAGAAAACTAATACACTGAACGTAGCCACTATTCGTCTTTCCTTAGGAACTAACAACATACGTTATACTATTACGTGTAAGGTTACTTCTGTAGAAGGCTTGCAGTATGAGCGGTCTATCTTTGTACGTGTTAAGGAGAAGTAAGAATGGCATATGATTTCATTGGTTTGGTTAATGATGTTAACCGCCGCCTTAACGAAGTAGAACTAACTACAGCAAACTTCGCTGGTGCACAGGGTTACTATAACTTGACTAAGGATGCAGTTAACGCATCTATGCGTCATATCCATCAGGAAGAGTTTGAGTGGCCGTGGAACCATGCTGAGGAAGAAGAGATTCTAACTCCTGGTGAAGTTCGCTATAGTATGCCTTACAACAGTAAGACAGTTAATATGAACAGCTTCCGTATTAAACGGGATGAAGCTTTAGGTATTGGTACTAGCAAGCTAAAAGTGCTGAACTACGAAGAATACCTTGACAAGTATGTGGATGCTGAGTATAACTCTGGGGAAGATGTAAGAGGTATCCCTAAGTTTGTTGTTCGTGCACCTAGCCGTGAACTTCTCTTTGTTCCATCACCTAAAGATGCATATGAAGTAGTATATGAATACTACGCTACGGGTGTAGACATGACTCTTTTCTCAGATGTCCCTGAAATACCTGAACAGTACCGCCACACCATTGTAGACGGTGCTATGTATTACGCCTACGTATTCCGTGGTGACATGCAAGCAGCAGGACTCTCAGAGTCTAAGTTTAAGGCGGGTATTAAGAATATGCGTTCTGTTAACATTAACCGCACTGAGTACCTCCGTGATACACGAGTACACTACTGATGGCTACTAATTGGCAGACATTCCCTATTGAGTTTAAAGGTGGTCTCATCTCTAATCTCAGCCCTCTTCAGCAGGGTGCAAATGCTGTTGGTTCTGCTACTATACTGCAGAACTTCGAGCCTGCACGTTCTGGTGGTTACACTAAGCTGCAGGGTTATGTGAAAGCAGATGATAATGTAATACCTGGTTCAGAGCGTGTTCTGGGTGTTAAAGTAGTTAACCCTAGTGAGTACATTGCAGCTAGAAACAACGGTTCTGTCACAGAGTACCACCTGTCAACAGGAAGCGGCTGGTCTAGCTTAGGTACTACAGCACTTGCTGGTGGTAAGATTCGTAGTGCAGAGTATAACTTTGGTGCGGGTCACTTTGTAATCTTTGTAGATGGGACTAATGCTCCTAAACTGTACAATGACACAACCAACACTCTCTCAGACATCACCTCAAACACAGATATACAGGGTGCCGAGCAGGTAGCGATCTTTAAGAATACAGTGTTTTTCTCTAAGGGTTCTAATCTTTATTTCTCTGCTCCTTCTAGTTCTACAGACTTTAGTTCAGCTAATGGTGGCGGTGTTATTAACGTAAGTCACGGCATTACAGGTCTTATCTCTTTCCGTGATCAACTTATCATCTTTAGCCGTAACAACATTCAACGTCTCTCAGGTACAACATTAGCTGACTTCCAACTTAGTCCTATTACTGAGAGTATTGGTTGTCTTGACCCTGATACCATCCAAGAGGTTGGCGGTGACGTTATGTATATGTCACCTGATGGTATTCGTCTTCTAGGTGCGACTGATCGTATTGGTGACTTTGCACTTGAGGTTGCTTCTGACCCTATCGCTGATGACGTTTATAAGTTTGCTCAGAGTACTTCTAACTTTTGCTCTATCGTTGTTCGTGAGAAAGCACAGTATCGTATCTTTGCTTACTCTGAGTCAGAACAGTCTAAGGTTGCTCGTGGGTTGCTTGTAACTAAGTTCTCTAACCAAGGTGCTGAGAGTATGGCATGGGGTGAGAGTTCAGGTATTAAAGCCTACGTAGCGGATTCTAAGTATACATCTTCTGCAGAAACTATTGTGTTTGCTAATGAAGACGGTTATCTTTATCAGATGGAGCAAGGTTCTAGCTTTGATGGTGCTTCCATTGAGGCTATTTATGAATCTCCTTACATGCCTATCTCTGACCCACAGATACGTAAAACATTCTACAAGTTAACTTCTTACATTGATCCTAAGGGTCCATTCTCTTTAGACTTATCAACTAAGTATGACTTTACACGAGCCAATAACCAGAACCTGATTCAACCTGCTTCTACGACTATTTCCAGTTCGGGCTTGGCAGTATCGTTCTACGGGGCTGTTGTTTCTCGTTACAACACTGCTACATATGGTGGTGAGCTAGACAAGGTTTATCAGAATCAGATCATCGGCTCAGGCAAGACTATTTCAATCCGTATTGAAGATAACTCAACAAACCCTTCATTCACACTAGATACTGTTCTACTAGAGTTTACTCAGAATGACAGGCAATAATAAGGAATACCTCTGATGGTAGGTTACACTCGCCAAGATACGGCAAACAACATCGCTAACGGTAACGTAATTGATGCGGATGATCTCGATAACGAGTTCAATGCTGTTGAGGATGCTTTTAACTCGACTTCAGGCCACTCTCATGATGGTACTGCAGGTCAGGGTGCTTCTATCTCTAAGGTAGGTCCAGGACAAGATCTTATTGTAGGTACAACTAACGTGTTACCTAAATCTAACAACACCATGGACTTAGGCTCACAGGCTGCTCAGTTCAAGGATGCTTGGTTTGATGGTACCGTTTCTACGGATGCTTTGATTGTAGGTAACAACAGCTACACAAACATCTCTAACAACGAGTATGACGTTACTTCAGGTGGTCTAACCTTTGATGTAGCGGGTGATATTACACTTGATGCTGATGGCGGTGATGTTGTCCTAAAAGACGGTGGCGTTACTTACGGTAGCCTTAAGGGTCTCTCTAACGAACTGTCTATCTACTCAGGTACAACAGAGGCTTTGGCACTTACAGGTGCAGATGTTGTAGCTCGTGGTGACTTAGATGTAACTACAAACGCTACTGTAGGCGGCACTATGTCTGTCACAGGTAATATGACTATCCCTACCGCTAACCTTACACTTAACTCAGGCAATGCAGTAATTGGTGGTACTCTAGGTGTTACAGGTCTAATCACAGGTAATATCTCTACTCTATCCAATCACACCACCAGTGGTCTAACTGAGGGTACTAACCTGTACTACACCACAGCACGAGCACAAACAGATGCTAAGACTGCTATTTCTGTAATTGATGCAGGTGGTGATGGTAGTGTCACGTATTCAGCAGGTACTATTACTTATACAGGTCCAAGTGCTGCAGAAACTCGTGCACACTTCTCAGCAGGTACAGGTGTAGCTTACTCAGGTGGTCAGTTCTCTATTGGTCAAGCCGTAGGTACATCATCTAACGTAACCTTTAACAACGCTATCGTTAACGGTAATCTAACTGTGAACGGTACAACAACTTCTGTTAACTCTAATGACGTAAACATTGGTGACGCAACCCTAACGCTTAACTCTGATGAGACAGGTACTCCTAGTCAGGATGCAGGTATCACTATTGAACGTGGTACATCTGCTAATAAGTCTTTCCACTGGGATGAGTCTGAGGATGAGTGGTCTGTATTTGGTGAACGCATTAAGGCGGGTAGCTTTGAAGGCCCCTTGACAGGTAATGCCTCTACAGCAACTGCACTACAGACAGCACGTACTATTGCGCTTACAGGCGATGTAACAGGTAGTGTAGCTTTTAATGGTACTGCTAATGCTACTATTACTGCCACAGTACAAGATGACAGCCACAACCACACTATCGCTAATGTAGACGGGCTACAGACTGTCTTAGATGCAATTAACGCCGTTCCATCTGGTGCGATCATGCTGTGGTCTGGCGCTGCGGATGCGATCCCTGCTGAGTATGTTTTGTGTGACGGAACTAACAGCACGCCTGATTTGCGAAACCGCTTTGTCGTGGGTGCTGGTGATACTTACGCAGTCGGCGCAACTGGTGGCTCTGCTGACGCTATTGTGGTGGATCACACCCACACAGGTACAACAAGCACGAAGAGCCTCACAGGCACCGCAACTTATATTTCTGAAACTTGGGCGGCTTATGGTTCTGCAACTGGTATCTTTAGCAAGTCTGGTGGGTATAATCAGTATGGCACCCCAGACAGCCCAGATATAAGTGCCTCTGGCCGACTGAGCATTAACGCCTCCCACAACCACACTCTGAACGTAGACAGCGCTGGCGTATCTGGCACAAACGCAAACTTGCCGCCGTACTATGCGCTTTGCTACATCATGAAAACGTAATTGGGGCTGATCTCAGATGTCCCCAGTAACATTGACACATGATGAGCTAGAAGCTATGCTTGACCGTGCCGCTAAGCGTGGTGCAAAGGTTGTACTAACTGAGTTAGGCCTTCATGACGAGGCGGCCTCTAATGATATGCGTGAGCTACGTACTCTACTTAAGACATGGCAGAGTACACGTCTTAGTATCTGGAACACCTTCGTAAAGATAACAACAGTTGCCGTATTCGGCTTCATCGCTACAGCCATCTGGATGCAGCTAGGCAATAAGTAAGGACTAATATTATGGCTAAGAGATTTGGTGGTTTTACACCTGAACAGATGGGGAAGATTATCCCTGAGATGCAGGGTATGCAGGCTGATGAACAGGCTAAGTTCTTAGCTGCTACTCCTGCTGCTGCTGCACGTGTCGGTAAGATGACAGAGGCTGCACAGAAACGTATCGGCATGGCATATGGCGGTATGGTTAAGGGTGGTTATGCTGAGGGTGGTGATGTCACAGAAGAAGAGACACCTAAAGACGCAAAAGGTTTTGTCTCTGATGCTATGACTGATCCTAAGTCTTTAGTTACTAAGGCTGATGTAGAAAAGATTGAAGTTAATGACGACCAGAAGATTGATCCTACTACAGGTCAACTAGAGGGTGATGCACCTACAGGGACTGCAACAACTGCAGCACCCGTACAGAATGTTACGGGTCCAGAGAAAACACCTGCAGTAAAAGTAGAACCAACACTAACACAAGAGGGTGTTCAGGGTGTTGTTGATAAGCTTGTAGCAGCTACAGGTAAGCCTAGTGATGAAGCTTTAGCTGATGCTGCTACTATGGCCCCTGATCAACTAGCTCAGCTAGGCTTAGATGCTGTACAGATTGAAGAGGCACAGAAGGTTGTTGCCCCTGATGCACGTGAAGTACAAGATGGTGAGCTTATTGAGGGCTCTACTGTTGATATGTCTCGTGTTAAGAAAGAGACAAACTTTGAAGCTGTAACAGGTGCACCATCTACGGATGCTACTGTGCAGGGTCAGCTAACAGGCTTGATGCAAGATTTTGAGGGTGCTGAACCTCCTGCATGGGCTGCTGGTGCAATGCGTCAGGCTGCAGCTATGATGGCTTCACGTGGTTTGTCTTCCTCATCTATGGCAGGACAGGCTGTTATTCAAGCTGCCATGGAGAGTGCACTACCTATTGCACAGATGGACTCACAGACCTTTGCTAAGTTTGAATCACAGAACTTGTCTAATCGTCAACAGACTGCTATGTTTGCTGCAGAGAAACGTGCTGAGTTTCTTGGTCTAGAGTTTAATCAAGACTTCCAATCTCGTGTTGCTAATGCAGCTAAGATCTCTGACATTGCTAATATGAACTTCTCTGCTGAGCAGAATATTGCTTTAGAGAATGCTCGTATGGCTCAGACTGTAGACATGGCTAACATGAGTGCCGCTAACGCTAAAGTATTGGCTGATGCTGCAGCTATGTCTCAAACAGATCTAACTAACCTAAATAACCGTCAACAGACACAAATACAGAATGCTAAGTCTTTCCTAGATATGGATATGACTAACCTAAACAACCAGCAACAGACATCACTCTTTAAAGCACAACAGCTTACAAACTCTATGTTCTCAGACCAAGCTGCAACCAATGCTGCTGCACAGTTCAATGCTTCCTCTGAGATGCAGACAGATCAGTTCTTTGCTAACCTATCCTCTACTGTGTCTATGTTTAACTCAGAACAGAAGGCTGCACAGGATCGCTTTAACGCTGGTGAAACCAATGCTATGGAGCAGTTCAACAAGGGTATTGTGAATATGCGAGAGCAGTTCAATGCACAAAACTCTCTTGTTGTTGAGCAGGCTAATGCGGCATGGGCACAAAGCGTGTCTACTGCAGATACTGCAGCACAGAACTTGGCTAACCGTGACGAAGCTATGGCTGCATCAGAGATGACGTCTCTAGCATTTAATGGCTTGCTTCAAGAGTCTCGTGATCTTATGAGCTACTCTTGGCAGACTGAGGACAGTAATGCGAACCGTGCTACACAACTGGCTATCGCTAAGATTGCTTCAGCTGATGCTGCAGTCGCTGCTAAAGCCTCTAAGTCTGCGGGTCTTTGGGGTGCTATTGGCTCTGTTGCTGCTGCTGTCATTAGATAAACAATACAATCCACAGGATACAAACATTATGGCTGACCCATATAACTTTACTTTTGATGTTCAAGCTTATCTAAAAGAGCAGGAAACAGCAGTTGTAGAAGCACCTGAACAGGGTGTTATGAAGCGTCCCGTTAAGGATGCTGAACCTGTTGTTGAGAACCCTACAGATAGCATAAAAACTAGAATGGCTAATGCCCTAAAGAGTGTATTCCCTGACTCTGCAGCACTGGGTGCAGCACCTAAAGGTGATACCTCTGCAGGACGTAGTAAGGCTCTTAATGATTGGACTGTTTCTACGGAACCTTTCATGCCTCGGTTTCTTGGTGACGTACCTGCATCTATGCTCCTTGAAACACCCCCTGTAACTACTACAGTAGTGGGTCCAGACATGGATACGCTGTCTATGCAGGATGCACAGGAGCAGGCTGCTATTCGTTCTGCTTCTGGTATTACTGAATCACTAGGACGCCCAGCTATGCCTGAAGGTGAAGCCTATTCAGGTGTTACTTTACCAAGCACAGACACTGTACCTGATATGTACCCTACACAGGGTCTTATGTCTCCACCAGCACAAGATGGTGTATCAGGGGTTGATACGACAACGGCTGAAGCTATGGCTACACCCGAAACAGGTGCAGTGAGCACATCACCTAGGCCTAAGCTAAGAGACGAGGATAACGTAGTTAACAAAGCTATACTACTCAACAAAAAGACTACAACCCTTTCCAAAAAGGGTATTAAAGATCAAGTTAGAGATCTAGTAGGGGCTAATGATTATGCTGCTGGTATACTGGGCGCTTTCACTAAAGAATCAGGTAGCAACTTTTCTAAGCTAGAAGAAAATACGAATTACAGCTTGTCTAATGCCAAGGGTGTATTCTCTTCTAAAAAGGTGGCAGATGCTTTGAAGGCTGTCACTCCTGCAGTTCGTGATAAGATCAATTCAGGAGGTAGAGATAAATCTTTTGGAGAGGCTTTAATGAGTCATTATGGCGGCGGCGGTAAGTACCATGGTCGAGGGTTAATCCATATTACACATGACTACAACTACAAGGCAGTAGGTGATCGGATAGGTGTGGACTTAGTAGCCAATCCTGATCTGGTTAAGGACCCTAGATACGCAGTCCCCGCAGCCCTAGCTTTCCTAGAAATCAACGACTATTTCAACCCCGACAAACCCATTACTAAAGATCGCCTTCACCGCATAGTTAACAGACATGCAGGTAAAGCGATTAAAGATTCTAGATGGAAAGCAGTAGAGGGTTTCAGAGAAGACAACACTTCTGTAGAGACTTCACTAAGGCCTAAGCTGAGTCAGAAGAGAGATAACTAATGTTTGGCTTACCTCTAGAACTCATCACAATGTTATTCTCAACGATCCTAGGTGGCGTAATGTCCATCTGGGGTCAATCTAATAAGAACAAGGCTGAACACCAGAAAGCATTGGTCGGTGCAGTTAGCCAAGCACGTGAGCACGGCAAGACAGACGTACACTTTGCATGGACACGCCGTATCATTGCTCTATCTGCTGTGTTCTCTATTATCGTATTGCCAAAGCTAGTGGCTGTATGGTACCCTGAAGTAAGCGTAGTTGTTGGCTACACAGAAATGCATGGCGGATTCTGGAACTGGCTATTCGGCACTCAAGAAGCAATCCAATGGAAGTCAGCATACGGCTTCGTAATTACACCCCTAGATACACATATTGTCTCAGCTATTGTAGGTCTCTACTTTGGCGCAGGTTTCACAAAGTAAGGTACTATTATGCCCGATCAATTCGCACAGCCTATTCCTGGCCAGTCACTGACTGATATTCCACGCAATGCCCCTTGGGAGCGTCCACCTGAGATGGTTGAGCCTGCTAAGATCACAGAGTATTACATCAAGAAGCTTAGCGACGATGAGTTGCTACAGGACTTAGGCCTTGTGTTTGAGCTAGGCGGTGACTTGCGCTCTACCACAGAGGCATTGATGCTTATTGGCGTACAGCAGGGTCTTCACACTGTAGAGGCTGGTATGATAGTAGCCCCTATTGTTGG